GGTGTGAGCTGCTTGTATAACGTCACCATCAGTGTACGTTTTTTGTCTTACATAATTATCACCCATTTATCTTCTAGCTCCTAGTTGATATTCTAATTGAAACCCTTTTAATGAATAGGGTGCAGTTATACCACCATCATTCACTCTTAATGCTACAGCAAATCCTGAACCTTCTACTGACTGTCTAACTAAAGGTTGTGATGTACCACCATATGTAGGTGTTCCATAAACAGATGTGCCATATATAGCAACAACATCTGTAGAATCTAAAGGATAGGCTGATGGTCTTGGAGAATCTTTATCTTCATAATCATACCTAACAAACAAGTCAGCATCTACAGCTGCTTCAGGGTTATAATTAACAATAACTCTTTGCATATGCTTACGTATTCCGGGGTCGTTAAATGTTAAGTCAGGACTTCTATAACGACCTAATATACTAGTGCCATCAAAAGTATTACCAGATTCTTGTCTGTATATATACCCTGTTTGATATGCACCATGTAAAACTATTACATTACCTTCTGATACAAAGCTGTCTGTACACGCAGGTCTTATACCTACTATTTCAGAGAACTCAAACTTAGTACCTTTTAATACGCATATAATACCTTTAGTCTGATTTTCTCCAACACTTGATTTAGTAAAGAATATTCTGTATTGTGTCTTATCTGTTATAACTGCCGATTCAAACTCTGTAGCATTAGCTATGTTATCATTAAAGATAGACTGTACGTTAGAACTTATAGTACCTAATTCAACGTCACCAATTCTTGCAGTACCAGCAACTGTTCTTAATCCATCAGGACCTAAGAATATTAAGTCACCTGCAAATTCTTGAATTGTATCACCGTTGATACAGCCTATGTCTCTTGTTACATCTGATACTGCAAAGTTAGCTTCTGAACTACCTGACAGTTTAAATATTCTAGTTTCACAAAATATAAATAAGTTATCACGGAAAACTTTAATTCCAGTTATCTCATCATCAACTTTAAAACTACCTGCTCCAATAGATACTTTAAGAGAACCTTCTTGAAATGGCGAACTAAATACAACTTCTTGTTTGTTTGCACTCATACCTGCATAAAACATATGATTTTTAAAAGCAGCAACATGTTTAGCACCTGCTACAGCAGGGGGGAATTGGTCTGCTACTAACGCACCAACTGCATGGTCTGCGGCAACACTGCTTGATGTTGCTCTATCGACACCTGTAAAAGTTGTGCTAGTTTTACCTGTGTAAGTAAATAATTCATCGCCTATAAGTAAAGAGCCAGAGCTATTAAATTGAGATGTATCAGGAACTGTTATAGTACCTCCACTAGCACCTCCTCCTGTACTCATACCTGTACCTGAAGCAATAGCTACAAGTAAAGATGTAGATTGTCCTGTACCCACAGTATCTACAGCAATATCTGTTGCAGCTAAACTAGAATTAAATACTGTAGGTGCATTTGCACCATCAACTACTATTATTTTATCTGTGCCATCAAAGTTAAACCGTTCAAAGTTATACTTACCTGCACCTGTTCTACCACTATCTCTACTAGTCCACGATGAACCACCCGGAGTTGCACTAAATATACTAGTACCTCTAGCTGCTAATACGACACTACCAAAGGTTGCTACCATAAGAACCTTCTCAGCAGAACTAGCTGTAAAAGGTACAACTGCTGACACATACTTTGAATAACCATTTATTCTTCTGTAGCCACCATCAACAGCAGGTTCAAAGTTTCTCAACTCTAATGCTTCACCCGGTTGCATCATAAAGGTAGATTTGTTTAAGACTAAACCCCCTTCGCAGTTAAAGGCTGAAGGAGATGTTTGAGATTCATCTGCCATTACAATGCCCTAATGTCTGTACTACCTGTCCTAGCTATAAAGGTTGAACGTAAGTATGAAAATTTATTTACTAATAAAGTCTGCATATTTTTTATACCCTGTTCAAATCTACCAAAGTTTAATTGATATTGTTGTGTCTCACCTCTATACTGATATACAAATGCTGTAGCACCATCTATAATTACAGGAGCAAATCTATCAGGTATAGTTGTAGTGTCTCCGTGTGCTGATAAGTCATCAGGAAAAGTATAGTAATCAAACTTTATTGCATATGCTTTATTTGGAAATGGATACAGAAGATAATTATTGTCAGGTGTTCTTACTACAAATTCAGGAACACCACCTCTATCAAATTGTGCTACTGTAACACCACTAGCTATTGAAGCAGCTGTTGTGCTACTTGCACCTCTTGTACAACCTGTAAATGTAGTACTAGTTACTCCTGTGTAAGTAATTGTTTCATTACCTATGACTATTGTACCTGCACTATCAAATCCTGTAGTACTTGCTACAGTTATAGTTGTTACACTATCTGTATGGGTTGTACTAGTTGTTGTAGTATTTATTTCATCTTCTTGATTTATAACTCTATTTATATAATCATTATAATCAAGTAGATTTAATTTATACCCACTATTACCTAAGTCACTGTCTTTGACTATTCTAAATGTATTGTAGTCTACGGTCTTAGTAGAAGTAGGTAAACTATACCTAACCACACCTGCTGTCAGTGTCTGAGTAGCAGTAGCATGATTAAAAGGATAGTTAAACTCTCGCTGATTAATAAAACGTATAGATTCATTAACTGCGTTTTGGCATTGAACTTGTATACCCCTAGCACTAGAAAAGGTTGTAGAAGTTAGTGCAACCTCATTCAACCTTGCTATTACTTTATTTGTTAGTGTTAGGTAAGTTTCTGCCATAATAATTCCTATGTAAAATGAAAGAGCAAGTTGCCCTGCTCTTTCATATATAAGTTAAGCTAATTGGTCTCTATCAACTTCATCAGGCTTATCATCTAAGCCATGACCTGCTAAATCAATAACAGTGGCATACATTCTAAGTCTTCCTGTAGCTGGAGCGGCACCTGCAATCTTAGCATCAATCGTATCTGTAGTAGTTACAAATTGAGTATAAGTTGAAGCTCCACTTCCGACAATAGTGTTGGTTTGACCATTACTACCTGCGGCACAAAAGCCTGTGGATGTAATGTCTGCACCATCAATAATGTCATCACCTGCTGCAAAGTCCATATCAAGAGTACAACTTGAAGTAAATGCTTTCATTACTTCTGCACCTGCGTTTATGACTAAAGTATTTGCAGGGATTTCTAACACCTGAAAGATGTCTCCATCTGCAAAACTTCCACCTGCTGCTACTAACGCATCAATATCAAGATAAGCTTCGATATTTCTCATTGCGTGAGTATTTTTAGCTGATGGCATAGCCGCAATAGAATCGGAAGATACGCCAGTGGTATCTTTAGAGGTTAAATCATAAGTAGCCATTTATATCTCCCTTATCCTACGTTATACTTGGCAGTAACGATTGCTTCAGGTCGAAGAATCTTTCTACCATACAAATGCATACCACGAACAATATCAGCAAAAGAATCAGGGTCTCTATAAGTCTCTGTCTTGTTGATTTGCTCGGCAGTAGCTACTGCTGAACTATGTCCTGCAACGATAACACCAAAGTTTGAGTTTTGGTTAGCAGTTCCAGATGTTCCCGGACCTGTACCTACTGAAGGTAAGTTATTGGACATATACACGTCAAAGCCATGTATCTTTCCAACAGATAAACCTGCTCTCAATCCACCTGATTCACCGAAGTCACCATTTAGAAGACGTGAATCTTCATCCTTTAGTACTTCAATAAATGTTGGATGTAAAACAAGCCATCTACCATCACTGTCTACAAACTGAGTGTCTAACAATCTGCCCATTCTAGCTATAACCTGTAAAGGAGTAGCTGTAGCAGTTGCTTGTGCAGTTGCACCACCTAGTCTTGGAGCTATTGGGATAGAGTGGTCACCAGCACTAGCAGTAGTGATGTTACCAAAGCTATCTTTTCTTAGCTTCATGCTTGTCAACAATTCGTCTGAACCAGCAGTTGCTACTGCCTTACTTCCGTTAACTGTTGAGTTAGCTGAACTTGCCACAGCATTATTAGATGACTGTGCAAATCCTGACAAGTAACCAAGAACGTCTTGGTCGAAGTTGTCTTTAAGTCTGTAACCAGCTCTATCACTTGCTAGTGAAGAAAAGTTTACGTGACTATGAGCTTCTTCTATATCGTCTATTTTAAAAGCAAAGTAGTTTGCTTTATCAATAGTCAATGTAAAGTCCTCATCGTCAAGGTCTTGAGGTTGCACGTTTGCACCCCTAGCGTATTCCTTAACGGTGATTTCTGGCTCCTTTATTATTTTAACGGAATCACCCATGTTGCTAATCTCTCCGAAATAATCAGAGTTTGTAATAGATTCGACAACGGAGTTTTTCCTAAAGGCTAACTGAACCTGCTTAGAGTAAATAACTGGGGAGAAATTACCATTGGGCAGATTACCGTAACCTGCTGCAGTTTTAAATGCCATTTTCATCTCCATTTTGAAAATTGAACAAATGCACCGAAGTGCTAAAATTTACTCGTCATCGGCTAATAACATTTGAGGTTGTACGTTTGATAGCTAATCAAGTGTAGGCTCATATTATCAGGTAGGCTTTCAAGTGTCGTTTAGTATGTGAGTTGTCCACGTGGAGGGGTCACATTATAGTTGATACTAGTTATATGTATAAATAACTATTTGTCAACTGTTTATCTAGCAGAACCAGATAAATCGTATATAAAGTTACCGGAACGTA